GGAACTCCCCGACCGTAGCGAGCTTCTCCATCAGGTCATTGAACGCCTGTATGATGAAATCTATCGTCGGCTGGAGGCGCTGCTGCATCTCCTCGAACTTGCTCTTGACGGTCTCGACCATCGCGAGGACCTTCTCTCTAAACTCGTCGTTCGTGTTGTAGAGATAAATGAAACCGGCGGCCAGCGCAGCCAGGATCCCGATTATCAGCCCGGCAGGGCTCACCACAGCCCCAAGAGCATTCGTTAAGCCTCCCGCCCCGGCTATCCCGTTCCTAAGTCTCGAGAGCGCTGTAAAAGCCGCTGAGACGCCGCCCGCAAGCTTCGAGAAGGCGATAAGGCCCGGGCCGATCGCGGCAGCCACCGCCAGAACCCTTATGATCATCTGTTTCTGTCCCTCGTCCAGGTTCCCGGCCCAGGCGGTCACCTCTTTTACCTTATCGACCATCTGGGAGAGGCACGGGGCGACCGTCTCCATCGCGACGCCCGCGAGATCCGCGCCGGCGGTCTTAAGATTATTAAGCGCAATCCGGGCCTGATCCGGCGGGTCAAGTGTCGCGCTGAACGTGTCCTCGACCGTTCCGGCGTAGTCTTCGAGAGAGCCTGTCAGATCTTCGAGAGAGAACCGGCCCTCGCGGATGGACTGGGCCATCTCCGCGGCTCCCTTCGCTCCGAAGAGCTCCGCGGCCACCTGGGCGGCCTCCGTCTCGTCTTTCGCGCCCCTGATCTTGTCGATCGTCTCGCCCAGCGCGGAGGAAAGGCTCTTGCCGTCCTTTGCCGCGTTCTGCTGGGCCTTCCGGAGGCCTGCAAGTGCCGCGGAGCTGTCAACGCCTGCTGTCTCCATCCGGGCCAGCAGGTTGACGGATTCCGTGAGCCCTAAGCCCATGCCTCGAAGGGTCGCACCGTTCTTCTCCAGCTGGCCGTAAAGGGTGTCCATAGAGAGCCCCGTGTCCTGGCCTGCCTTCGTGAGGAGCCCCAGCACCTCCCCGGCCCGGTCGGCTTCGACGTCGAAGGCCGTCATGATCTTATCGGTCTGGTCGATTGAATTGTTTAAGTCTGTTCCGTTGATCTCCGCAAACTGGATGTACTGAGACGAGAGCCTTTCGAGCGTCTCGCCGGTCGCTCCGAACCTGGTGTTTACCTCTCCGATCGCGACGCCGGCGGTTGCCGCGTCCGTCGGAAGGGTGTTAAACACCTCATCCATGGAGTTTTGCAAGCCTTCCAGGACCTCGCCGGTCGCTCCCGTCTTCGTTATGATCGTATCATAGCCCGTGTCAAGCTCCGACCATGCGGCCGCTGCACCAGCCCCCAGAGCGCCCACGGCGGCCGTTACCGGCATTAAGGCATTACCCAGCTTTGCGGACCCTTCGGAGATCCTGCCGGCGGCTGAGGCCACGTCCGCGAGCGCGTCGTTACTCTCCGCCGCTGCCGTCCTGAGCTTCTTTAACTCATTCTCTGTGTTGATTACTTCGCGCTGGACCGCCCTGTACTGCTCCTCAGAGGCTTCGCCCCGCGCGAACTGTTCCTGAACCTGTCGCTCCGCGTCCTTAAGGATGTCGAGGCGGTTCTTCGTCTCCCCGACGGCCTCCGTTAAGATCTTCTGCTTCTGGGCCAGCAGTTCCGTGTTTTTCGGGTCGAACTTAAGGGCCCTCTCGACCTGTTTAAGTTCTCCCTGAAGTGAGCGGGATTTCGAGGAGGTCTCTTTAAGTGCCTTGTCGAGCTTACTGGTCTCGCCGTTCAGTTCGATTGTAATGCCTTTAATCACATTAGCCATTTAATCCTTGCTCCTTCTTCCCGAACTGCTCCCTCAGCTTCTTTCTGTCGGGCTTCGTCTGGGTCATTCGCCAGCAGTTCACGAGATATTCCCGCCCCTCTTTCGTCCTCTTAAGGGCTGCTATGTACGCTTCCCGCATAAAATACAGGTACACATCTATATCCAGATCCTGGACTTCCCAGATTGAGAGGCGGCAATAGTCCATGACCAACTTCTCGCCCTTCATGGTTCCGGGGTAATATTTTTCGCTTTCTTCGTCTCCCTCTCCGTCCGGATAGTACGGGAGGGTTAATTGGGGTTTCCCTTCGTGTTTCCGTTCACAAAGTCCATGAAGCAATCCACAAAGGCGCTGATCTCCTCGATGTCGTAGTTCTCCGCGATATATTCGGCGCTTATCCGTTCGCCCTGCATATTGTTCGAGAGCACTTCGGCCATGATCGCGGCCATCGTGTCGAAGGCGTCGGAGGACGTCATTTCCTTCATGTCGGCGTCGGTCGCCGCGGTGATCTTCTCAAACGTCGCCTTTTTCGGCATTTTTACGACGAGGACCTTTCCCTCGTCTCCGTCCTCGCTGTCTTTAAGCTTAACGGTCATAAACGACCGGTTGATCTTGTTGAAGTTAAAGCTCATGTTTGCCATTGTCCGGGTCTCCTTTTCTTATAAAGCAAGGCGGCGCGGTCCGTCCGCTGCCGCCTTACGCGCTATTCTATGTGACCGTTCAGCCGTTCGCCGGAAGCTTCGGGAGGATCTCCTCGTACTGGATGAGAGTCCCCTCTTCGTCGTGGGGCTGGGCCGTGAATTCCGCGTCAACGATCGTTTCCTTGTCCTTCGCAAATGCGAGGGAAAGACCTGCTTCGTTCCGGCCTACGATCGTCACGTAAATATCGCCGTCGACCGGGTCCAGGTGCTGGAAGCAAAGAACATACTTCTTGCGGTCCTGGTTGCCGATGCCGCCGATCTTGACGGTGCGCTTTCCCGCCTTATCCGTTGTAGCCTTCTCCTCCGTGATCCGGGCCGTGTCTACCAGCTTGCCAAGCGTATTGCCGCAAAGCGTCATGAGGCCGGATTTGAGGGTTGCAACCTCTTCCGTCGTGATCACCTTCGAGACCTTGCCCAGGTCGTCGACGGCCTTGTATGTCGTCGGCTTATATTCGAGCGTCGCGCCGCCCTGGATGTATGAAAGACGATTCTCGTCGGTACAGATCGACTCCGTCGCCGGGAGGGTGCCGTCAAAAAGTTTGATATAGAGATATCCGGAACCTAAAATAATGCGTTCGCCATCCATGCTATTACCTCTTCTGTTTCTGGATTATTGTAAAATCATAGGCGGTCTGTACGGTGTTCTCGCTCCGTATCTCCGCCTGGTCTTTCTGATAGGGCGTGTCATATAAGACTTCCGCCTCTATCCTGGCTTCTATCGCCCTGTCGGGTTTTCTCGATGTGTAGAGCTCTATAGAGCCGTCCACTTCTTCAACCCTGTTTAGATCGTCCGATCCGGACGCCCTGACCGTCCTTAAGTAGACCAAAAAGGGCGGATCCGGCACCGGGTCCTTAGATGTGCCCTTGAAGGCGAATTCCGTGATCGGATAGCCCAGGGCCTCCGCCCGGCTTATGATCTCTTCAAACGTCGGCACGTTTACCCCTCCTCTCCGTTCTGGATGTTCCGCGTAATCGCGGAAATGAGATAATCGCGGGCGAAATCGTGCGCGGGTGAGATATGCACGAACGCCGGGGCCTGGCCTACCTTCCGGCCTCCCCTCATGACCTGGTGCCCATGCTCCAGCAGGTGGGTGAGGCGGTAATGCTTCTTGTTGTAGACCGTGTAGGTCTCCGTCATCGTGATAGGGTTATAGGCCCGCGTCCGCTGCTTGTAATCCCAGTCCTTCGTATATTTCGCGCCCTTTCGGTCGTGGTAGGGACCGCCGCGCCTTAAGAGCTTCGCGGTCTCTTCCGCCGTCTCCTTAAGCGCCGCGTTTACCTGCCTGTGAACCTCGATCTCTGACCAGTCTTTTAAGGTGTCCCTGATCGCCTCCTCGAGGTCTTCCGGCTTAATGTCAATGTTCATTGACGCCTACCCTCTCGCCTGCATAAAGTTCGATCTTGCCGGACGCCGTCGGGCCGTATGTCCGGTAGATCGCAAGGCGCTTTCCGGAAATGACGATCTCCTCCTCGTCCCGGTATTCCTCCGCCCATACGAGCGCCTTTTTCCTGGCCTGCATGCCGGCGGCCCCGGATGAGGCGAACTCTTCACGGCTCACGCTGTCTACGTCGGCGTAGACGCTGCGCCTCGTGTCCTCGTCCCTCGTTTCGCCCAGGGCGATGAGTTCCACCTTAAGCGTCTGCACCCTCGTCCGCCTCCTTGAAGTAGTCTTTATCCATCTTGACCTTGCCGACCGTGTCGTTATAGGCCTTCAACCAGAAATCATGATTCTGGTCGACGGCATAAAACGCCTTTACATAGTCGAGAACGGCCTCGATGATGAGCGGGTCGGAGGGTTCTTTAAGAAAGCGCTCCTTAACCCCGATCCTTCTAAGGTCCGCCAGCACAAAATCTATGTACTGGCGGATATCCTCGTCGAGTTCGTTGTTTTCAGTCTTGCGGAGGCGGTTCTTCGCGGCGTTAACTATCTGCTCGTAAGTCACTTAGCCGCCCTCCTTCCGATCACGCCGTTTTCTTCTTTACGCGCTGGAAGCCGTTGTAAGCGGCGACCGTGCCGCCGGCAAAGATCACCGCGGCGTAAGCGATCTGACCCTGCTTGAACTTGAAGTGCGCGCTCTCCTTTGCTTCAAGGTCGGAGAAGATCGCGAGCTCGTAGTTCTCGAGCGGACCGTAAGCCATGCAGTAAGCGCCGACCGCCGTGCCGGACGCGGAAACCGCGTTGCAGGCGCTGTTGATAATGTACGGTACGGAGTCGATCGTGCCGGTATTGCCGCGGTTCACAACCGTGTAGACCTTGCGATCCTGCTTATCGCGGAGCATTGCAAAGGCTTTAAGGTCGGCCTTATTGAGGATCAGGACGGCGATATCTTCGGTCTCCTCGTCGCCGCCGTAGGAGTAGATGATCTCGTCCAGCGTGTCGGGGCCGATCGCTGCGATCGAGATGTCGGTCGCGGCGTCAATCACCGCCGGATCGTCGGAGCCTTCCGCCGGGTTCCAGAAGATGCCCTTAAAGTGGCCTGTGCTGCCGTTGCCGGAAACGATCTCGCGGGTCATGAAGCGGCGAACCGCACGGCTTACACTGTCGCGGACAACGCCGTCATAATCGGCGTTCGGAAGCTTGACCATCTCCTCCGGCTCTTCGGTGTAGGCGGTCACCTTCTGCTTCGTCACGATCGCATAGCCGAACGTCGGCTCGTTCGCGCTGTAGTCGGCATTCTCAGCGGTCACGCCGCCGCCGTCGCCGTAGCTCTTCACGAATCCGCGGGTGTAGGATTCGCCGCCGACGAGCGGCACCCTTTTAACGCGGTCGATCAGCGAGGAAACGTTCTCGAACGTCGGGCGAACGTCAGCCGCCGTATGATGCGGAAGAGCAACGCCGTCAGCAGTAGAGAGCGCATTCGTGACTTGAAAAATGTTCGTGTGGCTGTACATTGCCGCGCCGCCGTTTTTGAGCGTTTCGCCGCGGCGGTCCGCCTCGTTGCGGATCTTTGCGCTCTCTCCGCCGCGGTTCCCGGTGTTGGCCGGAACGCTGGCGGCCGCTGCCATGCCGGCAAGCGCCGCGCGGCTGGCTGCATCCGCAAGGATTCCCTGGATGTCCTTCGCCTCGTCGAGCAGGGCCTTAAGGGCTTCGCCTTCCGCGGTCTGTGCCTGGTTGTTGATTTCTGTCATTCTTTCGCGGAGTTTATCCGCGCTCATCTTAATGAGTTCTTCATGTTTCATGTGCTTACTCCTTCTTAGATAGTCGTGCAGGCGCTGATCATCATCTGTCTGATCTCAACGCGGGCGGCCACGTCTTCCGGGGCCGGTGTCTTTTCCCGCGTGAGATCGCGCGGAATGTGTTTATAATTGCCTATATTGTCGCCTACGGCGGCCACGTACTCGCGGGCGGCCGTAGTCTCGACCTGAAAATACTTTGCGGCCTCCGTGCCGGTTAACCAGGTCTCCGCGTCCATGAGGTCGCTTACCTGTTTCTCCGTCACGCCTTCGACGACATTCTCCATGTAGGCGGCCAGCAGGCCGGTCTTTACGGTGTCGAGGGCGTCGGCCATCTTGCGGAGCTCCTCCGCGTTCCCGGCGATCGTCGCGGCCGGGTTGTGGATCATGAGGAAGCCGTTCGCCGGGATTTCCGGCGGTTCGGAGCCTGCAAACGCGATCACAGACGCGATCGAGCCCGCGAGGCCGTCCACGTGGACCTTTACGCGGTTCTTCTCGGCGTGCCGCTTGATCATCTGGTAGATCGCGAGGCCGCCAAACACCGACCCGCCCCCGGAATTGATGTAAATATCCAGGTCCTTACCGGCCACCCCCGCGAGGAAGTTTCTGATCTTCTCCGGGTACTGGTCCTCAGGCTGCCAGGTTTCCCAGTAGTCCGCGGTGATATCGCCCAGGATGTAGAGGTCCGCGCTTGTGGCCGTCATATTCTTAAACTCGTACCACTTAGCCACTTTCGGCATAATCTCTTGCTCCTTTCAAACGTGTTTCGATGTATGCAACATTTGCCATGACGCCGGCAGGAAGGCGGGCGGCCGGTTCGGCGGTCTCTTCCGCCGCCTCTTCCGTACCTTCCTTGCCGACCTGGTACAGACTCTGGTCGCCTGCCTTTACAAAGTTAAGCGAGACCATGCGGACGTTTCCGCCCTCGATCGGCTCGAAGTCTACCAGGCCGCGGTACTCGTTGATCGTGATCGCGCCCCGGTCGAAGAGCGTCCCGCCGACCGCTGCCCTTGTCTGGAGGCTCGCGTACTGGAGGCGGTTCGGAAAGAAGATCACGCGGTTCCCGAATCCCCGCTCACGCTCCGTAAGGAGCTTAAACGTACACTCGAGGGAGAGCTGAAGCGCGATCGGCTCGATCACGTTCTCATAGAATGCGTTCCACTCGTTTTCCGTGAAGTGCGACGTGAGGATATTCTCGTTTACCCCGTAGTACCTGTAAATGTTCTGCCGGAAGAACTCGACGGAGGCCGTCGGGATCTGCTGGGCGCGCTGTGTGATCTCGTGGAACTCCATTGTATTGTCGAGACCTGCAAGGCCGCCTGAGTTTTCGGCCGTCATGTAGGCTTCCTGGAACTCCCTGACCTTTGATCTCAGGTCTTCGTCGTTCGCGAAATTGGTGTATTTAAGATAGCCGCGGAGGCCGGCGGAGTTTTTAACGACGTTCCGGATTCCCTGCCCGGCCACGTCGAGGAGCTCGAGCGAGTTCCGGATCTGCGAGTCCGGCGGCGTCCCGATGAACCGGGAGCGGTCGAACCGTGCCCTGATGTGGATCACGTTCTCATAGGGGACCGTGTAGGTCTTCCCGTCGTAGGTCCAACAGAATCGAAAGATAACGCGGCCGTTCTCCTCCCAGATCCGGTAATCGCTTACCTCGATCGGGACGATCGAGGTCACGCGGATAAAATCCGGGTCGTAGAAGATCACGGAGAAGCTGTTGGAATACCGGACCAGGTGAGCGCCGATTTTATAGAGTGCGTCATACGCCGACAGTTCCGGTGCCCAGCGCAAGGAAAGCAGCCGGGCCAGACGGTCGCCGCGGACCTTAAACCCGCGTTCCTCGTCCGATCGGAGGAGCTGAGGCGAAAGCTTGCCGACGTTCCGGGCGATGCAGTCCGCGATCGCTCCGACAACGTCGGAGTTGTCCATGTTCGCGTTTACGGCGTAATCGCCGCGCAATGCGAATATCGGGCTGTATTTAATTTTCCTGAAATTTAAGAAATCTCTGATAATCCCCATATCCCAAAGTATAACAAAACAAATTGTGAATTTCTGATAGATTTTCAGACAATAAGACCGCCGGGGGTTCCCGGCGGTCCTGTCTGCTGCATTTATGCAGCGTTTTTTACCTGTCTGCTGCATTTATGCTGCGTTTTTTAATTGTTTCCCGATTTCCGCGTGGTATTTCATCCTGACGGCCAGCGCATCGAAGATAGAGACCGCGCCGTCGATGTGGGCCCGCTTCGCGATCTTGACCGGCTCGATCCGGTCGTCCTGAGCGGAGACTCTCGCGGCCACGTTCAGCAGGTGGGCCTTGAGAAGGCTGTTGTCGCCCAGGTCATACACACCGTCTTTAAGATCGCCCTCGAAACTATGCATGACGCTTGTGAGGTTCGGGCCCTGGAATACAACGTCCATGTGGAAGCCCGCCGCCTTCATGTCTTCTACGAGATATTGGGCGCTGTATCGGTCATAGCCGACCTTAAGCGGAAGAATGCGGTACTCCTTAACCAGCTTCACAAAGAAGTTGAACACGTCTGAAAGGTTGATCTGGTTCTCTCCGGATATCTGCAAGAATCCTTTCTCGCGCATGATCTGATAGGGGACGCCCTCCTCGTTTGAGGCGACCTTGTAGCGCTCCGCCGGCATGAAGAATTGCGTGTAGACCCTGATCTTTCCGGCCATCTCCGCAAGGAGTGAAACCGCCGTGAGGTCTGTTGTCTGGGAAAGGTCGATTCCGGCGACCACGTAGAGACCGCGGAGATCTTCGAGGGAGATGTGAGCGCCTCCCGCCTTCTCGACGGTCTGGAAGTCCAGCCAGGCCGCGGCGCTGTTCTGCTTGATGTTGCAGTACTTCGTGAGGAATTCGATCTTTTTCGAGAGTGACCCCTCCGCGATCGCGATCTGCTGCTCGTAGAAGGACCAGGGGACGGAAACGTCCATGTTCGGGTTTGCCTTCTCCAGCTCCTCCCTTGTGTTCCACTTCTCGACGTCGTCGATCATGTAGAGCACCGGAAGGATCGCGCTCTCTCGACCGCTGCCTTTCAGGAACGCGGTGCCGCGCTTGAAAAGTTCATCAAAAATGCCGTCGTTCACATATCCGGCCGTGCTGGTCGAGATCGTGAGCGGCTCGAGCCGGGCACCCGTGCCGGATGTCAGAACCTCGTACTGTTTGAGGCCCTGCTCCGCGGGCCATGCCTCCATTTCATCCAACAAATTTAGGGTTGGGTTGAAACCGTCGGCCTTTTTCGCATTAAATGCGAGCTTCGTAACGGTCGTGTTGAATTCCTCGATGTAGATGTCCGTCCTCCGCTTCTTCGAGAGGGCGTCCAGCTCCTCGTCGGCCTTGACGATCGACCAGAAGGCATTGTAGACGATCTCCGCCTGCTGAAGCTTAGGAGCAACGCAATAAATTTCCCCGCCGTATTCCCCGTCAATATACGCGGAGTAGGCGACGATCGCGGCGGCTAATAGGCTCTTGCCGTTCTTCCGGCCAACCAGAAGAAAAACCTCTGTAAACTGCCTTAGTCCGGTTTTCGGGTTCAAGATCCCGAAGATGGACGCGACCAGGGCCTTCTGCCAGAGCTCGAGCCGCAAGAGATCCGAACGGCCCTTTGAGTGGTGGCAGTACCGCTCAATGAAATCGACCGCCCGGTCCGCCTTCTCCGCGTCGTAGAGATAGCGGCCGGACGCGATCCCCGCCGTCAGGATCATATAAAGCAGCCTTATCCACCTTCCGACGCGGACGCGGCCCTCCTGGATCGCCCGGTTGTAGGCTTCGACGTAGTTCATCGCGCGGCGCTCCTCATCTTCATGAGCCCCGCTGCCTTCTTCTGCTCTTCCGGCGGAAGGTAGCCTATTAGGCTGTTGACATTCGCGGTGTACATTTTCTGGAATTTGTTATAAGTCTCGAGCTCTGGAACCTCCTTCACGAACTTCTGGGAGGCGTTCACGGTGACGCAAGAGAGCCCTTTCTCGACGATCGCGGCCCGGGCCTCCTCCATGATCACGATCTGGAACGCCGCCTCGTCGATAATGCGGAAAATCAACTTTTTCTTGCGGGGGTCCGTGACGCGGGCAAACAATTTCCGCATATTTTTAACTTCTTTTTCCCTCCTCGCGTCAAAGTCGGGTATTTTTTTCTCTTCTAATGTATCACTTTTTAAATTGTCAGAAATTTCCATAAAATACCCCCGTCCCATGCGCGCCCGCGTGCAGTTTTTTGTACC